AAATATGGTGCTACGTTTAGGTTCGTCTGCTGTGGCATAATTCTTTAGAACTGCAAGATAACTTTTATGTCTTCTTTTTGGTTTGACGATCTTGTAATCGAAGGTCTATTATCTACGTATATAATATTACCAGAATGCTGTCTTACCTCTGGGGATGCAACACCTGTAGTGAAATCCATTCCAAGATAATATGTACGATTATTTATCGTCGTTTTGTTATCGCTAAATGCACTATCAATACTCAAATCTAATCCTGTAGATGGAGTAATTGTTAGTGATCCAGTTCCAGTTGGACTTCCAGTAAAATCTTGCAGTTCATAACCATAAGATGGATTAGTAACTCCAATTCCTGCAGTTGTAAATCCTGCTACCGTTCTATCTTGCCAAAGTTTTAAAACCCCAGTGTTTTGATCATAATTTACGACCCTACCAACTGCAGTAACTCCTGTTCCAACTGTTTGAGTGACAAAAGAATCAGCAGTAAAAGTTGCTTCACTATATCCAACACCTGTTAGTTTTAAAGCGGTAACTGCACTTACCTTATCTGCTGTTAATACTGATCCTCCGGCTGGGGAGAGTGGATTTTCTACAATACCAATTCTTGAAAATTGATTACCAGTAATAAAATCGGGATTCTCATTATCACTTTCGATTCTAGAATACATTAATACACTATATGCACCAAGTTCCCTATAGATATCAGCACCGTGACCACCTTGTGGGGGTATAATTACTTCAAATGTCGGTCTGGTTGTTCCTGCTGGAATTCCAGCAGACTCAAAATCAAGAGTTCCAAAAGTATATCCAGATCCTTGAGCAGATACAGAAACTTCATCAATTTTTGAATCACCGTCAATAGTAACAGTACATTGTGCTCCAGTACCATCACCGCGAATAGGAACTGCAGTATAAGTTGTATTTGCTGTTCCTAATCCAACCCCACGATTAGTTACTGTTACAATTTTAATAGAACCATCTACAGCATTTTCTCTAACTAAAGATGTATCATTACTAGTGCTCCAATCTGTAGGGACTGGCATAAAATCTGTAGAATCAAATTTAGTGATGTCAGAAGGTTTAATAGTGTAAAGATATTTCCAAATGTATCCGTCACCACTAGTTCCAGCTGCCTTCGGTTCTAAATCAGTAAAAGTTGGTTCATCTAAAGATGGTCTACCAAGAGTATTCTCTGGATTTGTTCCATTTTGTAAGCAAATATAAACTCTATAGTCACTATTCAAAACATAGAAATTTGAATTATATAAATTGGTAGATCCAGAAACAGGAGCAGTGTTTGACCTACTATAATCATGACGGTACATATCATAAGTAGTGCCTGAAGACCATCTTCTCTTAGGGACAACCTGCCTTACATCGGTAGAATTGATCCTCTTCATAGCAATCATTGTGTTCCAATAATCATTCTCCTCATCAAAATTATCTTTTGGTGCAGGAGGAGAATCATTCCATGTAGATAAGTAATCTGTCGGATTTGGGAGTCCGACAAAAGAATAATAGGAATTACTTGCATTAGCAATTCCTGCAACGAAATTTTTTGCGTTTAATATTCTAACCTGATCAGTTATAATAGCAGCCATTTTTGACGGACTTTTTTACTTATTTATTACGAAAAATCATCCGAATTTTTTGAACCTAATATATCTGGTCCTATAAACTTTCGATGAAGTAGATATACCCGTAAATTCATTTGTTCCTATTCCGGACAAGGTGCGTGCTGGATACGAAAGTTCTTTGGTTCTAGCATTTACGATAACTTTGCCCCAAGAGTACTCTCCAAGGAATGATCCTGTTGAGAATCCAGAAACTCCATTTGGATTTATATTGGTATTCACAGTAACTTTAGCAACACTAGTTGTAACTCCAGCGATTACTTGAGTTGCTATTCCAACAGAATTTACGACATACGCATTATCAAGGTATTCAGATCCAATTCCAACAATTGTGGTATTATTGGTTCCAAGAGCAGTAATGCTAGTTGATGCTGTTCCCAAGTTAGAATTTCTTACTATAAAATGATCTCCAATAGACAATCCGCTTATGGTTACAGCGGTTCCAACCAAATCAGTATCCCTCATTACAGAGTCTAGAGGAATGTGAAGATGGAACATTAACCCTGTTGAACCAACACCAATAGAAGTGGTTCCTAGTCCAACGATTATTCCAGAATCTCCAGAATAAGAGGAGACATCACAAGACTCTGTTTGTTGTGCAGGAGGTCCGATAAGAACTAATGGTGGATTAGTATAAGTATATCCAGCACCAGGATTAGTAATAGTAATTCCAGTGACAACTCCATTAGAAATTGTTGCTGTTGCAGTCGCTGTTGTAGATCCTATACCAACACTTACATCAGGAGTTGTTGAATATCCAACACCACCATCATTAATCGTGATTGAGGTAATAGTTCCAGCAGATGAAACTACAGCAGTTGCTGCTGCTCCAGTAACAACTATTGGATTTACTAACTTTATTCCTTTTTGAATGGTGTTTCTAAATGTAGGATCTATGTTTTCGTTATTAAGATTAAATAATGGTCTCAATCTATCAACATAGATTATAGTAGAACCAATACCAACAGAACTAATAATATTTGCAGTTGGATTGATAACAGGTTCATAAATTTCTCTGTCTTTGCCAACTTCTTGACCATTAATGATCTTATCTTGAGTTTGTCTACACCATGTTATTGGTCTTTCAAAAGTAGTATCAGTAACATTACCTGGTCCGAAGTATGGAAGAGTATTGCATTTATCAACATTTGTGATAGAACTAATTGTTCTAGTATCTTCTTGCTGATATGGTTTTTGACCCAGATCTGGATCATAATTTAAAGTAACTTCATCTCCAAATTTAATAGTTTCAATAACTTCCCTATCAATAACATCTAAATCATCTCCGCTTCCTTTATAGAAAACGATATTAAGATTGTCACCAATCTTTAATGGTTCTGAGAAAGTTATTTGAGAACCACCATTAAACTGATAAGATTCTCCTGGACGCTGAAGTATTTCATTTACAAATACTAAAAGTAATTGGTCAAGTTCAATCTTTGATCCTTTTGATTTGTTAATAGATATTGAAACACCAGCTTTGATTAATGGGAAATCAACTCTAGTACCGTCAATAAATTCAGAAACATCATCAAATGTATCAAGAACACCCAAAGACCATCCAGTAAATTTGTCACTAATAACTTTTTCTATTTCAACTTCAAATTGGTTTGAGGATGAGAACGATGAAGTGGTAGGAATTCCAGTTGTTCCTCCAATAGCAACCGTTAATTGCTCACCATTACCATAACCATGTCCTGTATTAGTAATTTCAAAATCAATTACACTAGATCCCTGTCCAACAACAACACTAACTTTAGCTTCTGTTCCAAGTCCCGTTGTTCCAGAAACATACTCTAATGATAAATTGCTATATGAAAGTGGAGAATCAATTACAACAAAAGGTGGATCTGAATGAGTATATCCAGTTCCTGGGTTGGTAATAGTAACAGCAGTAATATGACCATCAGTGATAGATGCAGTTCCAATAGCAACTAAATTTGGAGTAGAAAGACTTGTAGTGCCAACACTAACATTAACGGTTGTTTGAATTCCAGATCTATATCCAGATCCAGAATTGCCGATAGAAACTGAAGAAATTGTTCCCAATCCAGAAACAATTGCTGTTCCTCCCGCAGCAACTAAAGGTTGATATCCAAGACCCTCCTGAGATCCAACGGAGACAATTATTCCTCCTTTAGGGAAAGTGGAAACACCAACATCATTTGTTATTGTTCTAGATGTACCAGTAAAAGTAATAGAGGTGATTCCAGTATTTTCAGAGAGAGTAAAGTTATTTGCTCCTCCAGTAACTTGATATATGTCATTAATTAATACAATTGCACCTTCATCACTAATTCCAGTGACATTACTGCCATCAGACTTTAAAGTGAACTGATTTTCAGTACTATTAAATTGATCTGAAATATCATCAAAAATGTAGTTTTTATAATATGTTTCATTAGCGGTATCTGCCTGAGCCGTCCTCATGAAACTTCTTCCTTGGAAATTAGAACTAGTTGTTATACCAGTAAAGTCTCTCTGGTCGGGAGGATTTGTGATAGTTCCAATTGGAGTATTTCCATATGGTGCCTCAACAAAATTCAAAGTATTACCAACAATATTATAATTTCCAACGACTTTCGTCACCAAATCACCAGTTGAAAGTCCAGTTTGGATGGTTGTTCCCATCCATCCTCTACGAACTGAAACTGTGTTTGTGGATCCAATACCAACACCTTCAATTTTCATTATTTCATCACCAACCTTAAACAGGTCTCCTCCAAAGAATGAAGTTATTCCAGTAAAGTCGATAAGATTATCTGTACTTACTACATTATCCCCCAAGGTTGTTGTAACTGCAGTAGAGACAACTGGAGATTGAATAAGATTGTCAATGGCAACTAATACTTTTGGATTTTGATTTGTTGCAGTGAATGTATGAGTTTGATCAATACCAAGGGAACCAAATGAAGTTAAATCAACAATCTTTGGAACAGATTTCAAAGCATCTTCTGCACTTCTGGCAAGCTTGATGCTGTTATCATTAACTTTAACTACAAATACTCCGGTTGCTGGAAGTAATGTTGTAGTTACTCCAGCAACTGGGAATGTAGTTTCTCCAATGCCAAGTGATCCTGTATTCCCAATACCTGGACCAGTGTATGCAATCTGCTCTCCAGTAACATAGAAGTGATTTGGAATTGTAATGGTGTCCGAAACAGTATTGATACCAGCTCCAGTAAATGATCTTTCAAAAATGTTATCATTCTTATGAGTTAAATTAAATGATCTCTTAATGTCTCTTTCAGTTCCAGTGTATTCTCCATATCCAGTCTCTATGGTTGCATTATTAAAACTGATTTCATCCTTCGTATCATCTTCGATTCTGAGAGCATTAGTATATACATGAACAGTTGCATCAATTCCTGCTACAGGAGTAAAGAGAACTTGAGTGGTTGCAGCAAGACCAACAGAGTTGGCAATTACTCTAGATCCAAAAGTTCCAAGACCAGAATGAGTTTGAATATTTGCAAACTCAGTATCAAAGGTTCCTCCAGTTGATTCTCCTTCAATATGATCATCTACAACAAAATACTCCAAGAATTCATAACGATCATTTGTAGTATCATGAACTTGAATCATGAAGTATCCAGCATCATATCTATCTTCTTCAGTAGAAATATGACTTGGATATTCTGCAACAACATTTTCAGTTGGTGATCCAGATGATGCAATATCAGTCATTGTAGATTGCAGTCTGGCATGTTTTAGATCATATGTAGATGTAGAAATACCAGAGGTTATAGATGACAATCCAACAACAATAGTATTAACTATTGCATTTGTTCCTATTCCTGATGGATGGAAATCAAGTTTGACATTTGAACCATCCAGACGTGCAGTATAAGTTCCAAATCCAGTTGCACTCATTCCTCCAGGAGAAGTGGTCAATTTACCATATTCTAGAATAGATACATTTGCTCCATCATGAACAATATTTAATTCCTGTGCTTCAAATTCATTTGAATTAAAAGTAGCAGTATTTCCAAAGGATGGATTACTAACATCTGGAGTAATTTCAACAAGAACCTTCAGGGAGTGATATGTATTACCAATACTAACGATGTTAGCAGTAGTTCCAGAACTTACAATTACACTTTCTGAGTCAATTAAGACTCCTCCAATAGAAGTAGATCCTGTGCTAAGATAGTTGTCGTTTAAATTATAAGAAATTATTGCAATATCATAATCATTTACTGATGATTTAGTTGGGAAGAATAACAACTGACCTTCAGAACCAGATATTGAGAAATCGAAAGATCCTTGATCATATACAGTTTCTACTCTTGCATATTGATTAAGATAACCAAAAAATCCATCATGAATAAGATCAACTATTAAGGCTTGTCTTTCTTGAGTAAATCTTTTATCTTTCAGATAAGTAAAATACTTTCTAAATCTAAAATCTCCTAGATTGAAATTATCAAGTATACTAAAAGCAGTTGCTCTGGGATTGCTATTAAACTCTGAAGAAATATCGTCGATAGAAAGAACTCTATTTCCAAATGACTCTGTAAAATCGGTTAGGATTTTATTATTAAGAGTGATTTCATCGGAAAGAGTTGTACCATCTGTAAGAGTTAAACTGTTCTCTGTGGCAATATCAAAATCAAACACACAATTTGTATCAATAAATCCATCCAAACTACTTACAATAGTTACATCAGTAAATTCCGTAGAAATCCCAACTTGTGCCGGTTGATCCAAATTAGTCGATTCAATTTGAAGATCACTAAACTTTTTATACCCAAGAGTATGATTTACAGAAGATATAACATCATTCCAATCATCGAATGGAATAGTGCTCTTTAATGAGTATGAGAAATTTTGATAATAGAAACTATCTTGCAATCTCTGTAAATTATCATTTAAGAATCCTGAAATATCTTGATTACCACTGAATATCTGAGAAGAAGCATCGGTTTCAAAATAAGATTCATATGAAGTCACTTTTGAAGTAACTCCAGAAAGTTCCGAAGTAAGTCCTTTTACAATATCTCCTGATACAAAATTATCAGATGAAAGAACTCTAAGAATCTTTGTTGTTCTATCCCAACTTTGAACAACACCTTCTTTTTCATTTGTAGTAACTTTCTCTCCACTAAGATAATCAGATGTAGATACTAGTATATCAAAGGTTGGAAAATTCTTTTCTGCTGATACTACTCCAGAAGAATTAATAGAATCAAATATACCAGGATTTTCTCCATCGTTTAATTCATCACTTAAACTATAAGTGATTGATCCAAGTCCTCCGAGATTTGTGGTAATTCCAGTGAGAGTGAACAATTTATAACCATAATCTTTAGAATTATATCCACGAGCTGTTGAACCAATTCCAATACTCGTATTTTCAACTATTACTCTATCACCAACCTCAAATGGGAATGATGTACTAAATCCAACTGATAGATTTAAAGTTACCTCTTTAGTTACAGTATTAAATCCAACAGTACTAAATCCAACTCCATTTGTATTCTTTATTGGTAATACTGTTGGAGTAGCGTTATTAATTCCTCTAGTATTACTTAAAATAGTTACTGTCGAATCTCCTAGAGAATACTTAGTTGAGAGATCAGTAATTTGATCTCCAGTCTTACCATCAAAGAAGATTAATTCTGGTGCTGAAGAATATCCTCTTCCTCCAGAAATTATATCAATTCTTTCAACTTTAGCGAAGGCATCTATAGTAAGAATTTGTGGAAGAGATGTACTTGGTTTTAGTGTTTTATCCGTTGGGAAATCATAACCAATGTCTTCAATTTTTACTTTTTCAATGATTCCAATATCTTCAGTAATAGATACTAAATCTCCCCTTTCTCCTTCAACAGTATTAATGGATAAAATGGAAGGTAACGTACTATAATTCTTTCCAGAACTGGTAACTTCTACTTCAGATATTGGACCATTTGTATGAGTACAATCAGTTGTATAAGTTAAATCAGATAAAGTAGACGTGTATGAATCTGCTTCTGGAGTTTCTGGTAGATCAAATGTAAAGAAGTTAGTTCCTGCGATAGAAATTCTTCTGTTTCCATTATAAACACTATTTTGAGTTATTATAGAATTGTTATTTAAAACTTCAGAATCTTTTATTATTTCTGATTTTTGTTCAGGGAGAATCGTATTAGAAACTGGATCAAATGAATAGTAAAGTCTTTCTGGAGTAGTTTGTCCGATAGAAACTTTTACACTAGCAGTGCCAATTCCAGAGGATCCTGTTCTAGAAACACTAAATGTTGATGATGATTGATCAGTTTCCCAACGATTTGTATATTTGTCATCAAGATAGAAATTAAGTCTAAATGCAGAATATTGAGTGGATTGTTGAGTAAATCCCAAAGAGGAATCTGAAATATCAAAATCTAATGTTGAACTTCTATAAACCTTAATGGGAGGATTAATTAACCCAAACTCGCCAAATGATGTGCTCGCAATTCCAACAACATTTGGTATCAAATTGGTTGAATCATAATAAGTATTGGACAATTTAATATTATCATCATCAACTTTTACAACATAGTAAATCCCATCATTTTGAAGTCCTTGACATGGTGCAGTTGATGAATGAATTACTTTATCTCCACTTTCATAACCATGATTGGATATACTAATAGTATTAGAAGTGCTGTTAACACCCACAGCACTAAAAGTTTTTATACCAACCAATACTCTTCTATGAGTATCATTGTACTTTACAACATATGTTGTTGCAAATGATGGATTAACATTGATATTGACAAAGTGTTCTCCACGAATACCATGATTTTCATCTGTTGTTACAGTTACAACTCTCTTTACAATATCACCAGTTATATTACTATAGTTTGTTGCAAAACTATGATTTGCTCCACTACCAATTCCTGTAAAGAATAAAGTTGTAGTTGTATTTCCTGCTCCAACAAATCCACCAGTAGAACCAAGTCCAACTCTTTGAGTTGCAATACCAATCAAATCATTTGAAATTTTAGCAACAAAAAGGTCCTGTCCATCAGATAGAGTTTTAGCTATACCAACACTACCAACTTCATTATAAACAATACCTTGTCCGCCATTTGGAGAATATGTTAATACATCGCCTGTTTCCAGTCTATGATTTTTTATATAAAGTGATTTAATAGGAACTCCAAGAGTACTAGACCCGAAAGTTGTTCCAAGACCAACGGTATTTAATCCAAAAGAACTAAATTGTAATACAGATCCAATTCCAACAGCGGTAGTACCAAGACCTACTGTTTCTGCTGGGTTAAAATATATTTCTCGATTTCTCTTAAAATCGTATTTTGTTTTAAATCCAGATTTTATTGTAAATCTTCTTGGGTCTTCAGATAAAGTAGATCCAACAGTATGAGATACTCCAACAGTACCATCTACTTCTCGAAGAACTTTAAATCTAGAATTAGTTCTATCTACATTTAAAACTTTCACTCTCTCAGTACCAATACTCAAAATATCATTTGGTACAATATTTGATGCAATCAAACTTGATGACACATTGAAGAAAGTTACTACTCCAGTGATACTTGTGTTTCCAACAGCAACTCCAGTAGTGCCTAATCCAACAAGCGAGAATCTCTCACTTGAAACTCCTATCGAATATGATCCCTCGATTTTTGATGATGTCGTAGAGACACCAGTAATATTAACAACATCTAATGATTGGTAATTGTGTGGTGATGCTGATTCTATGATATAGGTTCCTTTTTTACTTGAAGGAATTAATTCAACATTGGATAATTTACTTGTAGCAGCACTAATACTATTAACAGTTCTTCCTTTTAACCTAGAGATTCTTCCAGCTGCTCCAAATCCAGTTGTGTCGTCAGAGAAGTTTAGAGTATCTCCGACTCTATAATTGTCACCAGAACTTTTTACTTCTACTCTAGAAACTCTTCCTCTATTTGTAGATACAATTTTTCCTGTTTGAGATAAATTATTTGGAGAATATATGTAAGGATAATCAACATTATCTTCTCTCAAATTATATGAGATTGTATTTCTACACCAGTTATTTGATTCAATATCATAATCATCTTGGTTGGAAGATGTCTTGAAGTTAAACTCATTTGGAGTAGAATAATATGAATTTCCTAAAACATATGGAAATTGAGGAAGTTTATAATTTTCAAATAATCCAGAAGATTCTATACTATCGGGATTAACTGTAACAAAATAAGCATATGTTCCATTTGGATATTCTGGTGTTATACAAAATCTTCCATTATTTCTATCAAGATAAGAATCATCATTATTTTCATGATAGGTAAAATCTTCTACGAAAAATCCTAATGGAAAAGATGATACTGGCGGACCATCTACACGAGATGAATTAAGTTTGTAACTAGATTTCATCAATGTAACTAATCCACCATTAACATTAGAATAACCATATGGTCCATAAATTGGGTTTCCATCGTAAGCCCAACCAATAATTGGAGAGTGATCAGTAAATTCTGTTTCTTGAGAGTTAACTAATTTTAGATCTGGTTTTCCATACAAAGTGTCTCCATTTTCGGAAACAGAATAAATCATTTCCCTTAATGATCTTGGTGCGTACAATGAGTAGCACTGCAAACCATACTTATCACTCAGTGATTTCTGTAAGACAATATCATCATTTTGAATGACATTATTAGTGTATAATTTTTCAAATAAATTTACTCTCCATTTTTGAATCTGAGGGATAAAGGAAAAATCCCTTTCTGAAGTAGATACCTCAATAACTACGTCTCCAGAAACATATCCTTGTCCTTGTTCTATAACCTTAACTTCACGAAGATGTCCATTTATGATAATTGGAGTTAGAACACATCCAATTCCAGAACTAGATATTATATTTAAATCTGGGATAGATGTATAATTAGATCCAATGTTTTCTATAATAACTTCTATGATTCTTCCGTCAGAGGAAACGATAGGTTTAACCTGAGCGTTCTCACCAGATACCACAGATACATTGGGTAATTTTTTAAAATTAATAATATTATTAGTTCCATATCCAGATCCATGATCTGATAAATGTACTGAAGTGAGTTCTCCTCTAAAAATAGGTTGAACTTCAGCTTTGTATGCACTTGATTCAATTCCTGTAACTGTTGCTATTCCAACAGGGCCTTCTACAGTAACAGTTATTGGAGGGTAATTAAAAATTTGAGTTCCTGTGCCAGTACTGGTTAAATTAACGTACTGTTTTGTCCTATAGAAGAAAGTACTATCAGTAGATCTAATCTCAGATAATTTGAATTGATTATTATCGATTACTGTAACATAGTAATCAGTACCATCGTTTAATCCACCAATGGTACTTGTTCCAGCAGAGTATCTTAATGTCTCTCCAGATTTATAATCATGATTTTCTATAGTAATGATATCAGATGAAGTATTGATGCCAGTAGAAACAACACTTCTCTTTTTATTTTCATAACCAGTTCCACTATCAACAACGTTTATTGAATCAATGACAAGTTTTTGTGATACACACTCTAGGATATGTTTTCCAATACCGTGAGAAGATAAAACAACGGTGTTAATACCAGTAATCGCTTGTTCTAAAGTATCATGTAACTTAATGGTAGTTGCATCAACAACTTGTGCAAAATATGTAGAGTTAGTAGATAATCCACCAACTACTCTTTGATTATTTGGTTTATATACTAACTGTTCACCATTTCTAAGTTTGTGATAAGTTGAAAATCCAATAGTAGAAATAGTAGCACCTATAGAAACTTTATCAGAATTTGAATCTGAGAAAAATTCTACAGAATGGGAAATAAATTTTGTATTTACTAATGCTCTAGCATCTCTTCCATTTCCACCTGTTATTGAAACAATGGGAATATCTGTAAAGTCAAATCCTCTATTAACAATCTGCAATTCTCTTAGACTTCCACTAACGGCAAGAAATCCTGTTGCACCAGAACCAACAGCATCTTCTACTTTTAATACAGGAGGATTAACTATATCAAAACCATTTCCTGGAGAAGTTACTTCAATTTTTTCTACTTTTCCAGTATGAACTAAATCTTTTGATTTATAGTTTAAAATTTCAACACCGTTAATTAAAATTCCAGTAGCTCCTGGCGAAGTTTCAACCTTGGCATTATTGTCAATTGGTGTGCTAATTTCTCTGTAAAGTCTTTGCGAATCTATAACTTTACCTTTTGTCTCTACCAATTCTATGGTATTATCTGTAACGGTAGTTGATGATGGTACAGATACAAAATTTGATGTGTATAAATTAGCTGGAGATTTGGCTAATTTTATATTATTATTATCAACCCTAAAAACATAGTAAACTCCTTCACCACCATCGTCTCCACTAAACAATGAAGACTTAATAGAAGTTTCAATGAATTCTTCTCCATCAACAGTAAAAGTTGTTTCGGTTTTTTGTGGTGTATAATATACAGATTCTCCTCCATAAAATCCATGATCATTTATGTTTATAGTTTCTCCAAGAAATGTACCACCAAACGTTCTTGCAGTTTTTGATGCAATGAACGGTACATCTTTATATGAAGGTAATGAGTTTGATGCAACTAAAATTGAATCTCCATATTGTTTTTTATAAACGTTTTGAACATTTGCGTGAAATTTAGAAAGATGGGGAAAAACTGAAGAAGTCACTTTCTTCAGTTTTCTTAATAAAGAATAACTTGATGCAGTATTAATAGTTCCAGAGGTTCTAATTGTTACAACTTTATCAGTAATAATATCAAGAACTTCTGCATCTATAGATTCATTCCCAACTATAGCATCAATGGTTACAGAATCTCCAAGAAATAAGTAATTTTCTTTGTTTAAAGTTATTTTATAAGTTTTTGGTGAAACATTACTAATTAATTCAATTTTATTAATTAAATATTTGACTGGATTATTATATAACCAGTTTTTAAACTTAAATGTATTGTCTTCGATACCAAGAGTTTTTATATTAAATTGGTCTCCTGGTTTATAATCAAATATACCATCTTGTTTTGAAAATCCAGATAAAACAGATGTAAGACGAACTTCAATGAGATCTTCATCATCAGATGGTTTAATTGAAGCAAAATCTTCCGTACTTAAAGTATCTCCGTCAATCAAAGTATCTGTAACATTGCTACATCCTAAGAACTGTGTTATTGTCTTAGAGGTATAAGAAACAATACCAACTGTATTTGTAATTGCATTTGGATATTTTACGTAGATTTCTCCAGAATTAGGAAATCCGATTGTTGAATCTACATCAATAAAAGTAGATCCAGCGGAAACATTTCCAATTATATGAGTTTTTGGTGCAACTTTAAAAGTACCAATAGTTGATCCTAAAGATCTAGAATCTCTGTTATATCCATCATCGAAAGAGAGTTTATAAAAAGTTTTTGCAGTCCCTGCATTTACTTTTTCAATACCATATATTGAAGTATATGTTTCATCATTATCGCCTTGAAATATAGTTCTACTTTCTAATTCGGAGGGATTTCCGTTAATTGATTCTACCAAAAAAGTAGAAGTTACTAAATTCCTAGCATTTGAAGGTGTGAACAGATAATCTCTTGGTTTCGTTATTTCAACATTTACGCCATAGAGAGCCTTGAATAAAATTTTATAAGACTCATCTGTTCCTTTACTGGTATAAAAGTCTTTTGCCTGCTTTATAAAAACATTTTGATTCAAATTTGAATCAAGAGGTCTATCAGATAATCCTGGTAAAATTTGAAGTTTAGTTTTATTTAAAAATTCTTTTAAGAAAAGGCAACTTAAATTTTCAATAGTCGCACCATTTTTATGTTCAGCTGATGAAGTAGAATTGAAGACAAGATCCCCTGGATTAGCGTCTGCTTTATATGAAGTTACTCCAACAAATCCTCTAATACATCCAGTGAAAGAAGATGATGTTTTTCCAGTGTAAGTTATTACTTCATCACCTATTTTCAGAAGACCATATGAATCTGGAAAATGATTTGTTCCATCTGGAGACTCTGAAAGATTTACATTTATCGTTGTTGCAAATTCATCAATGTCACCATTCAAAACTATAAAATGATTTAATGTGGTCTGTTCATCAACCTTTATGTATTGATCAATATTTTGAATTAGATCAATAGGACCACTTTTATACTCCTGACCAATATAATATTGCTTTAAAAATTCAGAGATAAGAGGGAACTCATTCTCAACATAAGTTGGGAGCTGGTTCTTGACGATGCTGCTAAACTTGATTCTTGTTTCTGCCATTTTTTCTATATCTCTAAATTAGTAACCGCTACCTGAACCTGAAGGTGTTGATGAACCACCAGTTGCACCGCCAGTAGTACCGCTAGTGGTACTAGTAGTTGTACCTGCAAAAGAACTATTAGTCGAAGTAGTTGCATTCACTGCGTTGGTTGCTGCTGTAGTTGCAATATTTGCAGGACCACCAGCACGAACTAAATTACCTTCTGCATAAGAAGAAGATACAATGTAAGTAGATGCTGATGGATCAATTCCTGATGCGATTTGGTCTGATACCATTTCAAACGTACTGTTACTAATATCTAGTTGCAAATAAAGGTCCTGTAATCCGACAACATCGTTTGACAAAGGTGTTGCCTGAATTTCTATGATTTCTTGATTGTCTTTTTGCATACCTGCAAGAATATTGATTGCATTAATGGTTATGATGCCATTTACATAATCGATAGTTCCTACATTAGATCGTACAACCACTGGATTTTGAGATCCTATATTGGGGACAGTAAAGAAAAATAAAGTTCCTGTTTGTCTGTTTGAATTAGGTATATCACTAATATAAACATTCTCAGGAATTCCAGCGATTCTAAATGCACTAGATTTTATATTGTAACCATCAAGGCTAGAAATATAAAATTGATTACCAAATCCAATTTGATATTCTGCAATAGCATTTGATGCTATCCTCAAATCTCTTCTCATCTTTACGACGGTAATATTTGAGGTTACTGATTCATGACTGTCGTCAATTACTTTCAAAAACTTACTATACTTAAATCGAGCACCATACTTATTTAATTCAGTGGAATCAGCATATTTAGCAGCATTATTAGAAACCACTGTCGAAACTTCAGCAGATGATGGTGCTAGATTTGTATTATAATAAACTCTTGAACTTACTTCAAGGAAAAGATATTTAAGATCTAAAATTTCGGGAACAATACCCGCTACTGCATATTTCTTTAGTTTTAATTTAATATTATCTTTAATTAAATTTGGAAGAAAATCACCAAACCTGGGTTTAATACTAATGAAAACTTTTCCATATTGTGGAGGAATTAATTCTTCTCCACCAAATACAGAAATAGATTCCGTATCTGGATATATTTTTGAAGGGATTAACGTTTCATAATCATCTGCAGTTACTGCACGATTTTGAGTTGAATAAACCTTTGGTGCATATTTTCTAACAGATTCGACTTGTTCAATTGAAGAACCACCTCTAGAACTATATTCTGGTGTTAAAAGTGATATACCCTCTGTAACTGTATATTCATTTCCATCTCTGACATAAGTCAATCTACCATTAAAAGCAAATTGGGAGAATCCATTTCCAGAGTCTCCGTTGGTTACCAGATAAGTTACTGTAACATAATTTTGGTCATCGAGTTTTTTACCAAAAATCCCATCTCCAAAGAATATTTCATATCTTTCATCAGATATTTCTTGTAAGTAGAAGATTTTTGAATTAGAACCAACATAGAATAAGTTATCCTGTAAAGAATATTTTACAGTTGCTGTAGAGGATGCATTATTTTTGACGCCAACTCTGATTAAATCTGTATCAATTCCAGGATTTGGTAAAATAAACTTTTGTTGAGGGTTTCTTGCACTGTAAGTAAAGTTTTTCTCTATAACCGTCCCCTCATAGATTGATATTTCATTAAAAGCAGCAATCCCATTGACCACAGGAACGGTTATATCATCCAAAATACAGAAGGAACCACTAGAACCACCAAAGACTCCTCTAGACGCTGCCACAGTGCCTTTACGGAGGGTTATAGAGGCAGGTTTGGGTGTTATGTTAGTTGCATCAACAATAAAAGATATTGCAGATGTTGCTGCTTTTCTTGATCTAGGGGTATATCCAATATTTCTTGCTAATGCAACGACATTTTCTCTTAAAGTTGCAGTGTCAATAAAAACTTCGTTTGCTACCATATTAGCATTATACGAAGTAATGTACGTATTGTATGCTAATACATCTAGGATGGTTGATAGGTTAGAACCTTCAAAGTCATAGTCCGTAAAATTGGAATTTGACTTTAAATATTCTTTGAGAGTAGTTTTAACGTCCTCAAAGTCTAGATTTGTAAAATTTACTAGTGACATTTTACCTGGTTGGTTGCAATACGAATTCTAATTGTTGTGGTGGAATATCAGCTCCTATAATGTCATATGTGATGACTACATCAAACGCATTGCCATCAATATTGGCATTTGCATCTACAGACTTTAAATTAACTCTAGGTTCATAGATTCTAATTGATTCTTCAATTTGCTTTTGAATTTCAATAGCAGTTAAATCATCTGCATTTTCAAAAAGAGATTCAGTAATGCGAGATCCAAATCTTGGATTGAAAAATTTCTCTCCAGGATTTGTAAAAACAATATTTTTCACTGATCTCGCGATTGCATTCTCATTTTTCATTGCAATCAGGTCTTTAGTCAGAGGATTAGTCTGAAAAGACATACTAATATCTTTAAATCCTTGACTTATCCTTTCTAAAGGCACAACAATACGGCAATTATGTATTATTTATCAAGGATTTTCCGCATTTTTTATTCGTATAATGGTTCTGGATCACTCTCATTGGAAAAAATCTCACCTTCTTGATGAAGTTTTTTCTTTTTTGGTGTCAAATCATCATTTGCAATCTCACGCAGCATCTTTTGATGCTGTTGATTAGCTAAATTATCCAAAAAATCGTGTTTGGTACTCATATTTTTCCTTTTTTGCTATTTATTAAGGGTCAATAGGACGATCTTCTTGCGATTTATACATATCTTCGACTTTTTCTTCTTCAATTTTACGTTCTTTTGCCGTTTTCCAGAAATATTCATCTTCACGACCCATTCCAAGACGCTCATAACCATTCTCAACACTATAATATTGTGTTGAAACCTTAAAATCGGGCATTTTAGGATCAACAGGTGTCAAACTATTGTCAAAAATACGCATTCTATTGTTTGGATACAGTGCATACTGTCCATTTTCCAGTTCAATCAGGTTATGTGACTTATGTTCTGCTGGATTTTCACTTGTTGCGTAATCAATTACATCAGGATCTTGGTGATAGTTATCTATAGTACAGATATATGCACCTTTTTGAATACCAAAATCGCGTGTATACAACTCAAAATCCATACTACCAATGAATTGCTTATGAATCGACATGACTCCGTAATCCATACAATTCCAGAATTGTAGGTTAGGTAGGTCCATATCAGGTGAAGGAGTTTTAGGGGCGCTTACAAACGCGCTGATGGGCAATTTATCATACATTGCCGCATATTCTGGTAAATATGTCTCAAAATAAAAGGCACGACCAGGTATTGACTTAGCCGAAATCCAGATGCCTTTTACAAATTCACCATGTCCTGATTGATGATCTGTCAGATATTCTTTTCTTACCCATACTTCCTCTGAGGGAAGATTACAAATTAATGCGCTCATGTCCAATCTTTTTCATCTGCAGAATATCTATACAACAATTCTTCACCTTTTTTAACATCCCGAATAGTAATATAGAAGTCTTCTTCATGAATCCCTAGATTTGGATTATCTGAATGGTTGACATAGTATGCCTGATAGATTCTATCAAGGTCACAATCAATCCAGAATCCTTCCTCATCGCACCATGTTAGAGATACGATGTTATCTTCCATCCATTTTGGTATCTTATCCCAGGGCACCTTTACTACCTTTTGACGTTCTTTCCAGATAATAGTGCCCTTTGGAATATCACATAAAGAAAAAACACCCACCCCACCACAGACTTTACTGGGTGCGAGATAGGTGTAAAGGGTTAGATCATACATTTAACGTCCTTGTCCACGATACTTCTTTTTTGCTTTATTACGAGAAGTCGCGGAAATCAAAGTATATTGCGAGTTTCCTTGGCGAGTTTTTTTGGGTTTGCTCTTAATATAAGAGCCGCCTTTCATCATCATAGTTCAGTACCTCAAATAACGCGCATCTTCTCATGTCCAACACGAATCCGAGGATCGCACCAGATATCAAATCCTTCTTCCTTGGCATCAAGACAGAACGACACATCTTCGCCACACATGTCCTGTACATTACCACTCTCAAAGACTTGCATCTTAGGAGCAAACCAAGGATACTCAAGATTCTCAAAGACACCCTTCTTAATGAGCACCCATCCAAAACCTGTGTAATCTACAGTGAAAGGCTTACGCCGCTTACTGATGGATTCCACTGTTTCATGGTTCATTACTCCACCATTGTTACGGAACTCATCTTCTTCCAACCAATGTGCAACAGAAGTAGTTTGACCATCTTCAGTAGCATACCATCCTGCAACAATCTCTTTCTCTTTACCTTCTGAATCAATTGCCATATCACACAATTGCCAGAACTTCTCTGTGTTGAATACAATATCACTATCAATCCACAACTGATAGTCATATTCTAACTTACCATCCCAAGGAATCTGCTTGGGACCACGAAGTACGTTTGCACCCAAACACTTACAACGTGCAAAGTTAACCATAGAAGAGTAATCTTGACTGATCTGAATACTCATTCCATTCTGTACCATATCAAAGCACAGTTGCACAAAGTTCTTCAGAAATGTAAAAGAACATCCACGACCAGGAAGACAGAATACAATCGTCTTACCCCTCATTCGTTCTTTGATGGATGCAATATCCCAGTCTTCTGCTTTTTTCTTTGCAGGTGTTTTTGCCTTAACCGTAAATCCTTTTGCCATGTTTTTGAAGTTACTTCAGTTCAATTATAGTATGTGTTATGTAGTCTGTCAATATGAATCTTCACCCATGGGTTCTGCAATATTATCCGTACCACCATACCCAGTGGGGAGATTGCACTCCTCATATGTTAAATCCTCAAGTTCATAATCAGTTTTCATTAGACCAACCATTCCCTTGAGGGTTTTCCATGTGTGATTAAATTCTTCTGTGCTAAGATTGTTATATAAACACTCTTCTTTTGCATATATGTGATAAACCTTTTCCATCGGTTTTTTACCTCCGGGAATTTTTTTTCTAAAATGAAATCAACTTTCGCATTATATATCAAGGTCGATTTGTCACCTCTGTAGGTTACAGGGACCCATCGTTTTTATATCACGCCCGCCGACGATAACAACGAACGCCCGCAAATAACTGCCAAAAACTGATACCCACTGCCATCATATCACGGAAGCAAACTGATGTCAACCCCCGTGATATAAGAACTGTTAAGTGTTGCTAACTGCCCAGAGAGTAACTGTCAGCAACTGCTATGTAATTACCAACGGACAGGTACACTCAGGTCCTCTACGTAGCTGTCAATCAACCGCTCATTTCCTTCGAGTTCAAATAGATCCTCCCAGGAAATTTGATGCGGGTCAAAGTCTTCCATCACCTCTAAATCTAGGGTGATTCTATAACGTTGCTTCTGTGCCTGACTGATAGCGACTGACATGATTGACTCCGTTGGTGATGACTTTGTTATTATAGAATGGTGGGGCGATATTGTCAATCTTCCAATCAGTATTTATAAAAAAAACTGATAATTTTGTGTTGTCAATCCCTGGAAAAACTTATGAGCGCCCCCTTGACATTTCTGCGAGTGTGTGATAAACTGCGGGCAAAGATAACAAGACCTAGACACATTTAATTGAGAATAAAAAGACCCTCAAAGTAACTCTGAAGACACTCCAGATACCCCCTTGAGTACATCTAAATCACATATTCTCAACAACGACATAAACAACGCATATACATTTTTAATTACATTTTTTATTCAATCTTTTATATTGAGTAATAAAAAAGGGAGGAGATGTATCCCCCCTCAGTTACACTTTCCGAAGGAAAGTTTATCCCTTCGGTATCACTCTCAGACAACAAATCAACGACTAATTGATGCAAAATACTCTGCACAATCGTTGATATTTTCCTGGGTAATATCCTCTACGATAACATCAAGGATTTGAAGAATCTCATTTCCAGTGTTACCAACGCGGAGCATACCAAGTGCAGTTGAACGGGTCATAATAACGAAAGAAAGTGTTAGTTTGGTTGGTTTAATACTGGGTCTTACGCTTAATACTGTGCAGCCCAGATTGTTACTTAGTGAGTAAGATTCAATCTAAAAAACTATCAATCATCTCACCAATCGTTTGTGATTTAGTGTTACTGGGTTCAATGAAATCACTTGCTGATTGTAGTGCATCAGATGTGAAAGTTCTTGCATTAGGTGATTGCCAGAGGAGAACACCGATGATAGCAACAAGGACGATTTTCATGATTGAGTGATAAGAATGAGTGAGGTGATTATAGAGGGGTTAGTTATACTTTCCCCTCTATGATTACGTCAGGCAAAGATGAAACCATTGGAGAAATCTTCAACGTTGAAAACTTTACCAGTGATGGAAGATTCGGCAACAAACTTACGAACGAACCATTGAAAGTTTTTCTGAAAAACACCTTCGCCAGCAATACAGAACTCATCGCAAAGTGCATTAAGACGAGATTTTGTGGTGTTAGTTTGCCAACCACCGTCGAAGATTGTCATGGAGTTGTCATCAATCTCAGCAATTTTGTTACCGTGAAGACGAACAATAGAAACACCAGTATCAGGATCAAAGTGAACAGAAGTGTTACCAGATTGCCAGTTCTTGTTAGACTGAACAGCGGCACACATTTGCTTTTCGATCTTACGCATGTTTGGTGAAGTTAGTGAAGTGAAGTGGGTGGTGTCCCTCCCATGAACCTAATATAAGGCATCAGGGGGGCAGTGGGGGGTTTTGTGGACACTTAGTTGGGTGGCACAGGTCTTCTTTATACTTTGATGCCGGACTCTCGCTAACACTCGATCTGACAATTTCACACCAATTCTTGTTGTTGTTGCATCATTTGCTCTTCAGTTACTTCATCAACACATTCTTGAATCACAGTGTAAATGTAATCAATGTTGCCAACATCATCAAAGATACGATCAAGAACTTCAGGATCTTCTACCACATTATCATAATCAAACTCACCATTTTCATCCTTCAAATGACAATCTTCCTTGGTATAAATCCATGCCGCACAATGTGCATTTTCGCCCTGAACTTCGATCAGTTTGTTGACTCGTTCTTGCAGTTGTTTGAGAGTGTAGTTCATCAGGAATCGAGAAGAATAATGTCGTAAGATGTAAAGTCAGGATAGCACTTTTCTACCCATTTTGATAACTTATTGTTCTGTGATTTGATGCCCTTTTGTGTTGTCGGACGTGTGGGCATTGTTTTTAGAAAAGACGTAAATCCTCCTGGTTCTGTAACTTGAATCGAATAAGTTGCTGTTGTTGTGTTCATTCAGAGGTGAAATCAGTTGTTTTTAGTCAATTCAAAGATTTTAGCAATCTTTGCTTGAACATTGTTGGCAATAATCTCATCCATTCCACCATGGAAATCACCATAATCTTTCATAGCTAAAGTAATAGCATCCCACTCAGCTCCTGTAAACAGTTGTTTGTAAACAGCGGCGGAAGTTGCTTGAGAGTTGAGCATCTGTGAGGTGTGTTCCTTTGACTCTTATAGAATACAGGAAAACGGGGGCATCTCAACCAGTATTGTGCCACCTTGTCAACTGGTTTTTAAGCTTTACTTTCCTCCAAAAGCTCAGGATAATAATCCTCTACCTCTGTAATAAGTTCATCAACAGAATACTTATCAAGATGATCTGTCAAATTGTCATAAACATATTGATACATCGTTTTGTGATCCATTCCATCAATAATCGACTCAATATATGCCTCTTGAAGTTGATCGCGGTTGATGATGTTTTCTTGAGTCATTGTCATTTAATGGGAAAGTTTTTGCAGACGGAATCGCACAGAACTTTTACGAGTTCAGGATCATATTCGATTCCATATTCTTGGAAATACTCATCAACAATAGAATCAATGTCTTCCATTAGTTGTTCTCGGGCAGTCAGCATTTCAAGATCAGGTTCAACATCATCCACAGGCATTGGAGGATTATCAATGCCAGGATCAAAAAGTTCGTTGCTCATTTTGTTGTGAAGATAAGATTTGATAAGTGACATAAACTCAGCAACATGCGGGGAAGTATTGTTGTGGTTCAGTCAGGAAATCTGTCACCTGATAACCATGAATGTCCAGACGAGAATTGACAGTTTCAATCATCTCTTTCTTGGAGAACAATCGCATGGATTGAGCTTCATCTTTGAACTTCAAAGTGTAAACAAACTTATCAGTCAGGATGGCATGAGGGCGAAACTCAACAACCATGGAATGACGCTTTGAAGTGAGTTGCATGAGGTGAAATCCCTTTGACTCTTTTAATATACAGGTTTTAGGTGCCAATGGGGAGAATGGTGGACACTTTGACCAACTGGCACAAGGGTTATTGATTATAAAAAAGGCAGGATTAACCTGCCAATTTGTATCGTTCAATGTCACGAAGTGCCTGTTTCCAAGCATAACGATCAGATGGAGTTTTGGACGTTGATAACTTTTTTCTAGTTACAGAATGAACATAAATCCTGTGCTTTCCTGTCTCTCGGTATACTTCAAAACCAAGATTTTTAAGGTGCTTTTGTAACTCTTTGGGTTTCATAATAAAAAAAGAGATCTACCTTAACGGCAGATCTCAAAGCATTTCAGGCAGTAGCAAACTGCTCAGTTTTGTTCATAATCCAGGCGAGTTCTTCAATGGATTCACAAGTTTCATTCAGAATCTCGTAAAATTCCATGTCAATCTCGCCACGATTGTAAAGAATCTTTAACATCGTGGGAAGGTCTGCATCCGTCAGGGTTTGACGGGATTCCCAGAACTTGAGACGCATAGGATTCGATTGTTAAGGTGCGTTGCGGGCGGGTCTCCCCTCCACTCCTATAAGATACCGCACCACAAAACCCCGTGCGGTATCGGTTGATACAAAACGGAGAATCTCTTTGAGTCTCTTGCGACTCTACCTAGGGGCAGAGTCAGGGGCAGAGTGACGAGACTCAGACTAGACTCAAACTGCCCCAGTGATAGCAAGGGTTCTCAAAGTATAAACAATGGATTTTCCTGCATTTTGGTTCGGGACGGGTGCTAGATCATCAGCAACGCTCCCGACACAGGAAAAACCAAAGTTATCAATTAAGACAGTATTCTTCGTAATTTTCAATACTACCAAACTCTTCCAAAAAGTAATCCAAAGTAAGATTTTGCTCCTTACAAAATGATACTATTTCAGCATAATCTTCCTTACAATGAAATACTGCTTCGTGCCAATCTGTCTCAACTGAGAATAACTCAGAAGAACGATCTTCAGTGATAATACCGAAACGGGGAAAGTTCATCATTTAACCTCCAACAATAGGGTTGACACCGATTACTTTTGCCCTAGGATTACGGGCAGTTGCTGTTTCTCTTGCATCACGATAGTTGCTGGCATAAACTTCCTCTGTGAAAACTTTGCCACCAACGTAAAGCTTTACTTCCCATTTCATAATTAAAAAATGTTAGTCCAACGAGTGTGATTTGCTTTGGTGATTCTACCTTCGTTCAGCATGTTGTCACATACTCTAACAAAGACTTCAAACTTTTGCTCTCTGGTGAGAGTATCTGCACCGTCGCAATTTTTCATCACACGGAGCATTTGTGCTTTGGATCGAATCATTTTTTGCTCAGAAAGTGTGCTTTAATAATGTCTAGAATCTCGCCACATTCATCTGCGGCATCTTCATCAATCAGAACAGCATAATCCTCAACAGCATCAGCAATCAGTTCTAATTGTCGGTCGGTAAATGTCATTTTAGAACGTGACGATAATCAATGGATTTGATACACCAACCGGTTGCAGATGTAATCTCTTCGATGAGATCATCTTCATCAACTGCTTCCCAAATTGTTTCTAATGTTTCATCAATAATTGACTGAAAATATCCTGGTTCCTTATCATAAGAAGCAGAATCATCAAAATCAAAATCAATTTGTGTGACTTGAAATTGCATCGGTTTGTAGATAGAAAGTTTACGGAGTTGACGATTAGTGTCAGAGAACATAATCAAAGATAAAGAAAAGAACCGTAAGGGTCACAAATGTGAGGATTATCTGCTAACTGAGTGATCAGATAACGGACACCTTTTGCAGGTGCTTTATATGATGCAGGTTTGTAACATTCACCAGAGTTCTTATCAACAAACATCCAGCAAGAACGTCCCTTGATTCTTGCATCACCGAAATTACCATCCTTAAGATAAGACCAAACTTTGATATATTTGCGACCAACTTCATACTCAAGTTGAGTATAAACAGAATGACCAGATTCAATAGAATCAACCTTCCACTGATTGTTAAGAACTTCGATCAAACATTCAGTGAGATATTCTGCCTTAAATTGAGGAGCACAGAAAGTCATGATGTTGCGAATGTGAGTGGGGTTTGAGTAAACTGCTGTCATGGTGCGTTCCCTTGACTCTTTTAATATACACGGAAACGATGCCCGTGGGGAGAATGGTGGACAGTTCTCTCAACCGTCCACCCCCTCCCGCATTTGTTTAACAATTTTGCTTAAATCGTTTGCTACATCAATCATCGCAGACCGCGAATATCCTGTGGCATAGGGATAACCTTGGTCCTCAATCTCAGGTGCTTCGTAACAAACATTGATCGCATTATTCAAACGATCAATTAACATTACCAGTTGATTATCAATAGTAAAAGTGTTCATCAGTTGGCACATGCAAAGCGACCATTGTTAAAGTTTGCGTGAGAGAATTGCTCTCGATTGACTAACTTGAACATACCATAATCATTGGTACGAACATAACCTTCACCACCACATTGACGGTTGCCAATGAAAGCTTTAGGACCGTTATTACGGCAAAGGAAAAGCATATCCTCCTTGATAGATTTGATGAGGAACCAGAAACTAATCAAACGAGAGTTGTTGAATGATTCAGGGTCAACTTCACGACCTTCACGAATACAACGATTCAGATCAATTTTAATTTTTTCTGCTTCAAGTGGTTCTGCAAATGTTACCAACTGGGACATTTGACGGGCAAAACCAACAATCTCAGCAAAATCTTCATCAATCTGCCATGCACGGGGTTGCACGAACTTACAGGTCTCAGTATCATCGAAGACCTCCATATCTACCATGTCATTGATAACATAGGCATCTTTCATTTCATCATCGGTAGCATACAAAGTATGCGGTGCGATGATAATGTTCTGGTCGATTATTTCATCAAAGATGTAAGTAATCGTATTGGGGCAAAAAGTATCATCACCACCAAACCCGATAAAATCACCTTGAACAATCCCGTCGAAACTAGGAAGGCAATCAAAACAATGGTGTAGTATGTCAGCAACAACCCCAGAATGATTGCGATCAATGTCATCATGCGTTTCATTGATTTTAATCTTTACTTTGTTGAATACAGATTTAGTGCCGACAAAGAAATTGCCAGTTGCAGGATTCGTGCCCCAAACAATAGCAGGAGCACCATCAATTTTCACGGAAAGTTCACTCTCAGCGAGGAACCAATCAAGGACAGAAAGATCACCCGAAAGGATAGAATCTTCGGGGTGTTGGAGGTGTGTGTTTTTCATGATTTAATAATGGCACAGAATGGGGAAGAAATCAAGCGATAGTGTGCAGTTCGCTCACTGGTACACAGGCAACCGCGCAACCGATTCCTTTTTTCTATACTTTTCGATAAAATTGCGGGCGCTAGATGTGTTTCTACATTTTTTTAATTGTTTCCCTTGGTGGATGACCATCAGACCAGTCCCGCAAGGAACAGCAGCATAAAATGAATTTATATCATTCCAATCCCCAACAATGAACCCTAGTGGGCCACATTTAGGGTCAAGGATGTTGCTGTTAGTTGGTTGTTTACTATTCATCTCCAAATATATCCTCGTAAGTCAAACTCTCAATACGTTTTACTTGTTCGGAATATGGTTTAGGATTTGATTTTGGATCATCAAAGTATCGATAAAATGCACTGCCTGGTGGTGGTAAGTTAGCAATCATTCTCTGCTTTACTTGCATCACTGCTTGTGCTTTTCTGTATCTTTCTCTTGCCTCATCAAATGGTTTTGAGTGGACAGATTGAAAGTTCATAAAATTGTTCATCGACGGATCTCACTGATAGCGGGTTGACCTTGATTAAAGACGACATCAACAACTGCCTGAACTTTGCGGGCAGTGCTGACACCAACTGAATCATAAGTTGGGATGCAAACTAAACCAAACGTCTTCTCAGATCCACCCAGACGAATCACACGACCGATGGACTGACTGATGCCAATATAGTCCATGTTCCGCATGAAGATGACTGCTTCCAGTCCACTGACGTTGATACCTTCAGACAGAATAGAGTGGTGAATGACAACAAACTTTTTCTCAGGATCTTTACCCCAAGCGTTCAGCGTGTCGAAGAATTGTTCACGATTGACCTTCTGTCCATCAATGATAGCTCCTGTCTTGGATGTAATCGTCATCCAAGAATAACCACGCTGAGCAAGTTCAACGCAGAAATCAGACTGAGACAGAAGACCAACAATCTGCTTTGTGGTACGAGCACAGATCAAAGTTTTGTTGATGTTGTTGTCATCAATCGTTTCCAGAAGATTGTCAGCATCCTCAGCATACATCACCTTACGACCTTTCACCAAAGGCAGTTGCTTCACTACAACTTTGGGAGGAAGAATGTAACCACCTTCAACCAACTCGGGAGCAGGAATGTTAGCAAGAACTTGACCATAAACATGACCCCAATTCATGCCAGGCTTCTTCACTGTAAGAGAATGTTTCGGAGTTGCAGTGTAGAAGTAGGAACGCTCTGAGACCTCGCTAAAATGCTCTGTGGCGGGGAAGAAGTTACGTTTGACACTATTATGTGCCTCGTCAAAGTAAATCGTATTGACCTCAATATCTGCCTCCATGATACGATGCAGAGAATTGTAGGTGGTGAAGATGATAACATTCTCACCCACACTGCGAGCACAGTTAGCATAAAGGTGAATCTTTTCTGCTTTAGTTGTGCTAGTGTAGTGAGTTTCACCACTATGAACGTGCATCACATGCAGATAAGGATCGCTGTTGTCAGGATCAATAACCTCCATAAATTCGCTGCACAGTTGTTCAGCAAGAAGAATACGGGGGGATACAACAACTGTGGTGGTGCCATTGTTGATAACATCATGACGACGTTGAGTATCAACAATCATCGTCAAAGTTTTGCCACCACCAGTAGGCACAATGATTTGCCCTTTGTTGTATGCAAGCATACGATTAAGGATGCGATCTTGATGAGGGCGAAGAG